TATTCACTCCAGACATTAGTCAAAGCAAACTGATGATATAACTGTGACCAACTTTCTGGGCTTGGTGTTCCACTCATTAAAATAATTATTCCATACCTCAACTTCAAAATATTCTGTTGTCTTTGTGATGGTTTTGGAAATGCTCCAACACTATGGGCTTCATCAACAATGACAATATTCCATGATGTACCTTCAAAATTCTTTAACTGCTCAAAATTTGTAACTACAACTTTATCTGTTAAATTCATCAAATTTATGTCTTTTTTTATACTGCTTATCGCTTTCTTTTTTGTAATTATTAAAACCTTATTAGCCTCAATATTTTTTACAACTGATAATGCTACAAGTGTTTTTCCTGTTCTACATTCACCACTTAAATATCCATGCCCATAATTTAAGCAAAGCTTTGTAAGCTTTTCGCTAGCCTCTTTTTGGTATTCTCTTAATTGAATCATTGACTGTACTAGATTTAGTGGTATCTTACCCTATAGTTACACATAAACAACCCTAGATATGGAACAAGAGCAAACTTTAAAAACAATTAATATTCAACTTTCACAGGGTCAAATAAAATGGCTTGACGATAATAAAGGGTCTGAATCAAGGTCTTGTTTATTAAGATCTATAGTCTCTGAAAAGATGGAGCAAGCTGCATAAGATGGATATAAAAGAAGAATTACTTGGCTTACCAAAGCACTGGGGTTTTGTTGCCGTTCAAAATAAAAGGCCATATCAAAACGATTGGCAAAATAATCCACTGACACGCTCACAGCTTTTTAAAGAAATATCAGCAAAAAGATCTACTGGGATCGGTGTTTGTTGTGGGACTCCTTCTGGTGGGCTTCTCTTCTTAGATCATGATGGGCCTTCAGCAGCAAAAATATTAAGTGAATGGGGTTTTTCTCTCTCATCTTTGCCACCCTCACTTATGGTCACATCAGGTCGTGTAGGTAGATTTCAAATAATTTACCAAGTTCCAGAAAAATATTGGTCTAAAATTAAAACACGCAAATTTCAAACAGGGGTCAAAGATGAAGATGGGTCTGTTGAACAAATAGAACTACGTTGGAATGGCTCGCAGTCAATAGTCTCAGGGAAACACCCTACAACAGATGGTTATAGGTGGATTGATGGTAGATCACCAAGAGATTTATCTATAGCTGAAGCTCCTCTTGCCATAATCGAAAAGATGATGGAGCAGAAAAAAAAGAAAACAAAAACACCACAAATTCAGACATATAATTCAGATACAGATAAAGCGCGTTCATTACTTCAGTCAATAAATCCATCACGCTTAGATGATTATGATTCATGGCTAAAAATTGGAATGGCTGCACATTCTGTTGGTGATGATTCTCTTTTACAGGAATGGGAGGCTCTATCACAAAAAAACAGTAAATATCAATCTGGTGAATGTGAAAAAAAATGGGCTTCGTTTAAATCATCTGGGGTTTCATTAGGCACTCTGCAAAAGTTTGCATTAGAAGATGGTTGGACTCCACCACGGCGCAGTTTTCCAACATCAATAAAACCACAGGAAAAATCTTCAATTATTCCAACAAAGCTTGAACAGCTTACATCACAGGAATTAATAAATTTTTTACGGAACTTAAAACAAGAAATTAGATTCAATACTTTTTCGCATTCCATAGAAATGGAGGGGAAAGTTATTAAAAATATTGAGCTTTTTTATCTCACACTTGCAGAACTTGGTTATAAAGTACCAAAAGAAATGGCTGTGGATTGCCTTTTAAAAGTAGCCCATGAAAATGAATATGACCCTGTAAAACTTTATCTTGATCATTGCTACAACGAAATAAAGCCAGAAATGTATGGCATTGAAAGAATGGCCTCCACATATCTAAGGCCAGAGGATCAAAACTTAACAGAGCCAACTATATATGACACAATGCTAAAACTTACTCTTATCAACGCAGTAAGAAGAGCTTACATGGCTGGTTGTAAACATGACACAGCTACAGTATTACAAGGGCCACAAGGGATTAAAAAATCTTCTTTTTGGCAAGTACTATTCGGCCCTTTCTTTTCAGATGCCCTCGGTGATATTTCCTCTAAAGATGATCTTTTAGTTCTTCATAGATCATTCGGCATGGAATGGTCAGAAATTGACGGGGTAACAAGCCGTAAACACGCTGGTGTTATAAAAGCATTTTTATCAAGGTCAACTGACCTTTTGCGTGTTCCTTATGGCAAGGCTGTAGAAGAATGGCCTAGAAGAGGAATTATTGTCGGCTCGACAAACAAAGAATCAGGAGTATTAATAGATGACACAGGCAATCGTAGGTTTCACATAATACCCTGCTCAACTAAGTCAATTGATCTTGATTCTTTCCAACTTGAGAGAGATAGCCTGTGGAGTGCAGCCGTTCACCTCTTCAAAAATAAAGAACAGCATTTTCTATCCACTGAACAGGAAAATCAAATTGAGAAAGAAAACCTAAAATATATGGTCGATAGTCCTTGGCAATCTGTAATCGTCAACTATTTAAATGACCCAGCTAATGCTCTCAAGGATATAACCATAGAACTTTTATTAACCGAAGCAATAGAAAAGCCAATATCAAATCAAACAAAATCTGACACTATGACTGTCTCATCTATTCTCAAATCCTTACATTATGAACGTAAAAGAAAACGATTGGAGGGAACACCTAAATGGGTTTGGTTCTTACCTGTTCTCTCCCCTGTTCCCACTACTGGGAACGGCTAAAAATATAATAATAGGTATATTGGGGTATATATAGGGTTAGGTAAGTCTTAAGCATTTCTGGGAACACATGGGAACGTGGGAACACCTAGTAATCTCAAGTGAGTCTCAAATTACACAAATATCATATTTACTCTTTTGCGTGTAACATTTACTTAAGTCAACACTTTTATGGCTCGCATAACTAAAGCTGAAAAAGAAACAAGAGTAAATAAGTTTGCTGAAATAATTGCAAAGGGTGGTCGTAGATCAGATTGCGTTGCTTATGCTGCAAAGAATTGGGGGGTCAGTGGTTCTGCCTGTGACCCTTATTTAGCCGATGCCAGAGACAAATTGAAGGCTGATTTTGATTTGGAAAGACCTCAAATGGTTGCAGAGCTTTTAAATCAATGTGCAACCCTACAAGTTGAAGCTAGAGAAAAGGGGCATCTGCATATTGCTTTAGGTGCTATCAACACAGCCGCCCGATTAGCACAGATTGTTTCGTGAGTATTTTAGACACAGCAAAAGCTGGAAATGTTTTATATGAAGTTGGTGCATATAATCTCCCAACTACAAAACAAACAATAAACAGGATTTATCAAGACTTACTTCCACATCAAGAAAAGTTTTGTAGAGATATTGACCACAGAAAACTTGCTTTAGTTTGTGGTTTTGGTGCTGGTAAAACTTACGCTCTTTGTTCAAAAGCTGTAATGCTTGCCTGTATGAATATCGGCCATGTATCTGCTGTTTTTCAGCCAACAGCACCTATGCTGAGAGACATTTTAATTAGGACATTCAATGAACTATTAGACCAATGGCAAATACCTTACACATTCAGAGCATCACCACTTCCTGAGTACCAACTTTCTTGGGAAGAAGGAACACATACAATCTTGTTAAGAACGATGCTTACATATCAAAGATTAAGAGGGCAAAACCTCTGTGCGGTTGGATTTGATGAGGCAGATACTATCCCAAAACGTGATGCAGAATCCGCAATGAATATGGCACTTGCAAGGTTAAGATCAGGTAATGTTCAACAGTTTTATGCAACAACAACTCCAGAAGGTCATGGCTGGGCATTTGAAACATTTGAAAAGAATAAAAAATCTGATACTGCACTGATACAAGCCAAAACGGCTGATAATCCTTATCTTCCTGATACGTTTATTCCGTCTTTATACGAGAATTATCCACCGCAGTTAATAAAAGCCTACTTGCTTGGCCAATGGGTTAACCTCACAAGCGGCCAAGTTTATAATAGATTCTCTAGAGAAGATCACGTTATAGATAAAATCCCATTTGATACAAAGATGGAAACTCTTTTGTGTGGGGTTGATTTTAATGTTATGAATTGCAACTGTGTAGTAGGTGTCAGGGATGGTGAAAAGCTAGTGATCATAGATGAAATCAGTAAACAAAAAGATACCGATGCTTTGGCACAAGAGATAAAAAGACGCTACCCTTCAAACAGAATATTAGTTTACCCAGAC